ATCACCACAGCTTTCACACGTTTGGGTTTACCATCTTCATATTCGACAGTAACCTGACACTTGCCGTCCGGTAGAATGCCTTTGATGAGTTTACCTTCGCGGCATTCATCAATGCGCTTGGCAATGCGATGCGAGAGCACTAGCGGCAAAGGCAAATACTCTCGCGTTTCCTTTGTTGCGTACCCGTATACTGTGCCTTGATCACCTGCGCCGACAGATCCGTAAGGATCGCATATGCCGTTTCTCGCTTCAATAGCCGTATCCACACCGGCTGCGATATCCGCACTCTGTCGATGAACGAATACGAACACAGTAAACTTCCAAGGATTATACCCGACCTCGCGCAGGACATTTCGCACGATAAACCGAATATCCACTTTTTCGCTACAGGTGATTTCGCCCGCTACGATAATTTTGCCCTTAGTCGCCATAACCTCGCAAGCTACACGAGAAGCTCTGTCCTTTCTGAGACAAGCATCCAAGATATTGTCGGCGATCAGATCGCAGAGCTTATCCGGATGCCCTTTGCATACACTTTCTGCTGTTTTGTAAGTTGTCATTTCACATTCCTCCGTTTATTATAGTGCGCCCCGACGGGCATTGAGCAACTTTTCCATTGCATCGTCTTGGGGCGTTACACCGCGATATTCTGTAGTGCAGTTTTCTCGTACCACCTGATAAATCTGGAACCAGATGTTGTTGGCCTGCTTCATGAAGTTTTGAGACATTGAAACATAGGGGGACGGAATAGCATTGCCGGTGGTGGGGTGCTTAGCAAGGAAGCCAAACTCGCTGATTGCCTGCTCGCACTGGATCCATCGTGCCACACTCTGAGCGTATTGTTCGATAAGCTGAGTAGTTACTAACTGTGCGCACCCTCGCTCCTTGAGCCATTGCCATGTATTGTTGAAAATCTCCGCCGCCAGTGTTGTGGAACCGTCTTTCTGTTTCGCGGTAAGGTAGCCTCTTGGCTTTGGCATTGATTCTCCGGTAAGCTCCGTCATGTCTGTAAAGTCCATGATGGTCAACTTTCGATTACCGGGATTGCCATCTAAAATTTTGTCGGCGAGGGCTTTCTTTTTTTGCCCTGAGCCAATTCTTGCACCGCCTCTGTTGGTGCCGTCTTTTGCCATATTCATCACACTCCTTACCGATGGGGGATATTAGCCGTTTGAAACTGCGATTTCTCACGCGAAGCCCCACGCCGCTGTCCGCTTTCAATAGTTTTAGAGATCTGACCGCCCCCACCTGTCGCCGCTCTCTGCAGTAATGCGTGAGTGACACGACTTGCACAGCGACATGAGATTACTCACATCATTTGTTCCTCCGTGACTGAGCGGGAGAATATGGTGTACCTCTTCAGCGGGGGTTAAGCGATCAGCTTTTTTACACTCCTCACATAGCGGGTGTGCCTTGATGTAACGGTCGCGTATGCGTTTCCATGCACGACCATATCTTTTGTTGGTTTCAGGCTCGCGCTGAAAATGATTATAGTGGCGCGTTGCCAGCCGTTGATGTTCCACACAATACAAACCATCCGTCAGTTTTGGACAACTGGGGTATCGACACGGTCGCTTTGGTTTCTTTGGCATAAGGTCACCTCCTTGGGCATAACAAAAGCCCCGGGGGATTTTCCCTCGAGGCTCTGTTGGATTCTGGTTTCCTAAGTATATACTATCACAAAGGAGTACATGACAAACAGTGACATTTACTGCTGAGTTTGCAAAGCTGTAATGTTTTCTATTGCTTCATCGTGAAGTCGGTATACATGGCGCACATTATAACCCATATCAACAGCTATCTGCTCCCAAGTCTTGAAGCAGAGGTAGCGCAGCTCCAGAAGCGTCTGATGCTCTGTGTTATTCACGGTTTTGATGAGCCTGACTATCTCGCGCTTCAGGTCAACGAGCCGATTGATGTCACGGTTGATTTCCGCTTGCAGGTCGATAATCTTTGCCACAGCATCGGCCATCGTTGATGTGCTACGATTTGGATTGCGAGGCATGCCCGTTAGGGTGTAGGTGCATTTCGTAGCCAGTTCATTTAGCGAAGCAATCTGCTCCAGCTTGGAATTTATACGCTGGTCGAGCCTGTATGCCTGCCCGAGATATGCTTTAACAGTCATGCCATCACCTCCGCTTTCAGCTTGGCGATGAGCATTTCCGGGTCGATGCTCGTCAGCGCCCCAAACCAGCCGGAACGGAAGAACTGTTCAATACGCCTGCGCTCATACTGCGCTGAGCGGTTATTGGGATAATGCGAAAGAGTACGCAACGCCTTGCGGTAATCTTTGACCGCCTGAAGAATGATGGCGTTAGCCAGGTTATTATAATTGTCAATCATATGTGACACGCTCCTAAACTTTATTTTTTAAAGAAGCAGTGTCGCATTGTTAGTATTGTATATGTAAAGCACGGATGCGTTGTTTTCATAATCATTGCAGGGAGCCGTTTATAACAGCTCGCACCTCGTCAACCGAACGGACGACCGCAACGGTGCCGCCACAGGCGAGGATTTTACGAATAGTCGCTTCTTGCAGTTTTGTTGTTTTGCCGACCGGTGTTTTTACTTCAAATGCGTAAAACATGCCATCAATACAGGCAATGATATCCGGAATGCCCGCTGTGCCGTATATTCCGCCATGTTCTTTCCAAGCGAAGCACTTCGGCACAGTTTTTAAATAGCGAAGGATTTTAGATACGATTTCTTTTTCAGACACATGATCCTCCTTGTAACTTATTTGCAGCTTGTAACCTCGTAACCTGAAAATATATAGGTGTGCATATATTTACACGCACACACGCGCTCGCGTATGGTGAATTGTTGCGCTCGCGTGTATACCCATAATTTTAGAAGTTACAAAGTTACAAAAGGTAAGAAAAATCAAATTGTGCTTGTATATAGCGGTTTTTGGGCGTAACTTTTCTTGTAACTTTTCCTCTTCGGGAAGTTGCGTTTTGGACTGTGAGGTTACATTTACACTGTTCATAGCGGTTCTATCTCTGTGATCTCAAAGCCGGACACATCACATCGAGCCTTCAACAGCTCATAATTGAGTGTCCAAACACGCCGATTTTCTGATCCGATGCGTTTTTGCACATTGCTTTCAAGAAAATAATCCGAGTGAGCCAGCTGCTTTTTGAATTGTGCGTAGGTCAGTGTTTCGCCGACAACGGCGTAATCCTTGCGGTATTTGGTATATTTGTCGTATACGGGGTTGAGCCGAAGCGCCAACACGGTGTCACCATCGCAGAGGGTGTATTCACTTTTTGGATCCAGCCCCATGCGCGACATGATTTCAAGCGTCTGCTCGACCACGCTTTTATTGCTCAAGCCGCCATCAAGCAAATATTCCTTTGCCGCAAATTCGATGTACTTTGTGCAGTGTTCAAGGTTATGTGGCAATGCCTCATGCCAAGTAAGACCGAGCGACTTGCATAGCTTTTCGAGCAGCCGCAGACCGGTTACCATACAGGCAAGGTTATTAACGATACGCGACGGAAGCTCCTTGCTGAAGCATCCAAGCGCTTCCTCATACCATGAATAACATTCGTTTATAGTTGTTTTCAGTGCGATATTCAATAAACTATGCCCGAAGCTACCGAGCATATCGGCACAACGGCATAACTCTTGAAAAGTCGTGCGGTATCCTACGGGTTTCAGGTCTTTCTTGGAAAACAGAAGCTCGATGCTGCGCTCCCTGATTGCAGCTTCATCTGCCGATTCCTCACCGGCGACCACAAGCGGGGCGAGAAGCTCATAACTTATAATGCTTTGGTCGGCGCGTCCGCGAATACCTTCTTGACCATCATAGCTGTTACGAAAATGGTTCAGTAGCGCATCAAGTCGATATTTGTCAATCTTTGACGGCTTGAATTCATCCAGTGCCATCGGAATGACATTAGATGATGCCGCGTCTTTCATCAGAGTGAATGCCGTCGTCTGGCCGGCTGCGATGATTTTTGCCCTTGAAAAGACGGGCATAATAACCCGCTCCAGCGTATTGCTTTTGCCGCTGCCTGCTTCGCCGATGAGCATAAGATGAGGAAACTTCACATTCTTCTTTCGCAGATGCTCTTTTATGAAACAACCACACATCCATGCTAATATTGAAGTCGTTTTTGCAGGTTCGTTGTAGGACATCAGTCTTTCACCTAATTTCTGAAGCTGGGCCGCCGTTAAAGGCTTTGCTGACAGAATACTACTGTCAATGCTACGGTACTTTTCGAGTTGAATGATGTCATCGACATCTGTACCATTTGCGTCAACCGCACCGTCCATTGAAACAAATACCATCTCTTTATCATGCTCGTAGATACCCATGGCCTTAACGCCTTTTTTTACAGGCCAGTCTAATTCGGAGATATATGCTTTTAGCAGTTCCAAATCACCATCAGAGCCGGTGTAGCTTAGAGCAATGGTGCGCTTGTTGAGCGCATTTTTGAATTTCTGCTGGTTGGCAAAATCCGTTGTCATGAAGGTCAACCGGTATGTCTCACCGCGCACGGTTACGAGGTCAGCAGTAAGTTGTGTTTCCTCATCGGCAACAATCATTTCAACCGGCATAAACACGAAGTTTGTAAGCAGATAGATGTTGTCGTTTCTCTTGCGGTAATATTGTCCCTTATACTCAAATACAGCTGCGTCACCGCCGGGAGCGTATACATCTTCAGTGATGTCGCAGGCCTTTGACAGCGTTTCTTCGCCATAGGTTGCTCCGCTGGCATGATGCCGCTTATCCCATTTTTCACGAAACAGGCCGCTTTGCCGAAAGAGCCTATCCATCTGCTCTTTGTTCTTGCCAGACCAGAACGCCAACTTGCAGCAAAGAGCCATGTCCGCTTCTGACTGACTGGCGAAGTTCTCTTGCCACTCACCTTCCCAGAGCTTCGTAAATGCCTCACCGTTTTCGGCATTCTTTGCAAGCTCTAAAAGGTCATTGTCTGTAAGCTGAACGGATGTATTCTTTTGCGTCTTTTTATTTTTTCTTTTGGTAGGACGGATATATGTTTCGTGAATCCATTTAAGCGTTCCGTTATCCTCGGAGACGGTATTAATGGCACAGTCAAGCTTATTACCTGTCATGGTGAAGTAGCGGGTATGCTCGTACATTTCCACGCCGGTCTTGGTATTCTTGTTGCCGGTACCGGGTATTTTGCCTTTATAAAAAAGATGAACGCCGGTGCCGGAGGGCGAAAACTCCATGTATGTTGGTTGTCTTGCGATGATAGCCTTGGCCGTATCGTTAAATGACTTTGTTTCGGGGTCATAACAATGATCAATGTCTACACCCACAAATTCGTCGTCACGGGAAAACATAAAGCCCACACCCGTAAAACCATAACGTTCTACTGCGTCGACGGCAGTTGCATAATCCGTCCAAGTTGCCGGGTTATTGGATGCAGCACCCTTGCCTGACACCGGGTTAAACGGCATCTTTTTATCCTTGCCGCCATCCTTATCGGGGATGAGCCGCCAGTTGACCCATTGCTTTCGCTCCATCAGCTCTTTTGGATAGGTCATATTGTTTTCACCTCACAGTCTTCCGTAAAATACCGAATCAGCATGTTGTGTTTCTTCGCTTTGCGTATTTCATAGCTCATGCCTTCGGATACGGTATCACCAAAAACCCACAACTCCTGGCATTTTCCGAGCAGGACACGCCCGAAGAAAAGACCGAGCTTACGGCTGTCCGGATCGTGCTCATCCATAAACTGCGGGTAGAGCAGATGCGGTGCGAACGGAATTGCATATTGCTCTACAGCGAAGCGACAATAGTTTTTTGTGCGCTCGGTATTTGCTTTTATATCTCCGGCGAATGGCGAACAGATGAATACGAGAGGGCGATATCCCGTACCATAGCGGCGTTTTAACTCATCGCGCAGTACCATGCGTATGGCTTGGTATGTCGTTGGGTCGTAATAACCTTCAGAATTATATTTATCTATCCACATCACGCACCCTCCATTTCAACCAGATCGCCGAAATTCGTACCGTATGCGGCCTCAGCGATGATCGGCACATCGAAATCTGTAAAGGGTTGTTCTTCCATACATGCTTTAACAAAACAGACTGCTTCATCGAGCTTGTCTGCTGGGATTTCAAACACCAGCTCATCGTGGATTTGTAAAAAAGGCTTAAGCCACGGGCGTACCTTGATGCCTTGGACTATGCGTCCCATTGCCAGCTTGATAATATCGGCGGCGGTACCTTGAATGGGGGTGTTCATGGCACAGCGTTCTGCAAAAGAGCGCTTGCCCCAGTCGGTAGAAAGGATGCCGACAATGTATCTGCGGCGGCCGAGCCATGTTTCGGCGAAACAAGTACTTGTGGCACGCTTTTTTGTTTCGTCCTGCCATTCGGTCAAGCGAGGATAGCCGTTCTTCAGGTTGTCGATGATCCCTGCACATTGTTCCTTGGACATATCGAGCCCTGCCTTGAATTTCAGCGTTTTTTGCAGCCCGCTTGGAAATAGCCCGTAAAACACACCGAAGTTGCAGTTTTTTGCGATAGTACGTCGCTCCTTGTAATGCGGTTCATTCTTATCTGCTGCTGTTTTGAACGGAATACGGAAAATGACCGAGGTCGTAGCCGCATGAATATCACCGCCGGTTCGATAGGTTTGAAGCATCCTTTCATCACGGCAATAAAAAGCACCGACGCGCAATTCTATCTGGGAAAAATCTAAAGATACAATCAAGCTGCCTTTTGGTACTGCTAGAAAACCTCGCACACCAACCGGGTCATTATCTTTGCGCGGGCAGTTTTGTAAGTTCGGGTTACGCGAGGCAAAACGTCCTGTCTCTGTACCGAGGGGCATGAGGTCGGGATGGATTCTCCCTGTCGCCGTATTGATATGTGTTAAGTACCCGTCAATGTAGGTGCTTTTGAGTTTGCCCCATTTACGGTATTCCTGTACCAGTTCAAACAGGCGAACAAGCTCCGGACGCTTGTCTCGGCAGTATTCAGTAAGCATTATCATTGTTGCATCGTCCGCTGCCTCCTGATGTTTTTCTGTTGTTTTCAGTACAGGAAGACCAAGGTCACTGAAGAGGTACCTCTTGAAAGCTGATGTGGATGCATTTGCCCCGATGTCCACGCCGCCGGTCATCTCGCCGATTTCAGCACGCAGGGCAATGAGTTTTTCCTCGGCTTCCTTTTGTCTTTTCAGCATTGTCTCCACATCCATAGGAACACCGTTATACTTCATAATCCCACAGTAAACTGAAGTCGGCGATTCGACGCGCTCAACGATTTCTCTGTGATGGGGTAGGTTTTTGGCAAACCAGTTATTGAATTTGTGATACAGGCGCAAGGTGTAGTCACTATCGGCACAAGCATAACGAAGGGTTTCTTTATCAGCTGGATCCATCTCATCAAAAAGACGTCCTGCCGTTACAGTTGCAAAATCCGGCATATCCGCACCGAATAGTGACGTCGAAAGCAGCTTCAAACCGCTGTCCGACAGGTTGCGAAACTCAAATCTACTCTTAAGCGTCAGTTGCGCTGCCGCGATGGTATCATAACAAGGCTCGCATACGACGATACCCAGTGCATACAGGAACATCGCCTCGAATGAAAGGTTGTGTGCCACCTTAACCACACTTAGATTTTCAAACAGGGCTTCTCTTAGGTATTCCACCACACCAGTGGGGTCAATGGCATTAGTTCCAACCTTATGTGAGAGGGGTATGTACACAGCGCTGTCCTCTTTGACTGAAAGGCTTATGCCAACAATGTGTGCCTTGTGCGCGTCAAGTGCCGCCTTCGACTCGTCGCGCCATTCATCATTCGGCGCTGTCTCAAAGTCGAATGCAACGATGTCCGCACCGCTGATATAATCGTGTATTTCTTTATTTGTATAGATAATGTTGTAATCCATAAATTGCTCCAATCTGCCGCTTGAGGCCGGGTAGTACATGACCACCCGACCTGCGGCTTTATGTTTTAGGCGAGCGGCTCAATAACTTCGCCTGTCTCGGGGTCAACATTTGCAGCCACATCAACGGAGGATTCGTTGTCGTAGCCGACACGAACGGAGAATGCTTTGACCTGTTCGGTAAGTCCTGAAATAAGAGCGAACTCCTCGCCCGTTAAATCGCGGTCGACTGAGAACTGCGCTTGTGAATATGCAATACCGCTGTTGTTGGTGGCCTTTTTTAGGGTGAATTTAGTGACTACCGAATTAGATTTCTTGCCTTTGGAGAGCAGCCGCATAATGTAGCGAGTAAAGTCCTTAAGCGATCCGGTCGGAAGGGAGAGGATCATCGGAAAAATCTCGCCCTCCCGGAGCAGATAAATGCGGCGACGGTTTTTACAAGCTTTCGCTCCGTTCTCTCCAGAACCGAATTTGTTAAACGGACAGCCCGCGCAATCGCCGCCGGGATTACCTACGCCGGTGATGCCGTCAAAGCTGCCGCAATCAGGGGGATTAGATCCGCCGGTGTATTTGTCCGTATAGTAGGCATACAGCGGGTGGTGATGCAGGATAACTGCCGAAAATTCCTTGACGGTTTCAGGACTGTCGGGATTTTCACCGGGAATTTCAAATACCGTCATACCGGCGGCAGGAATTTTAATGCGTTCAAAACTGCCGGATAAACCGGATAGCTCCTCGGTGAGCGCATCGTTTAAGTTAAAATCTTTCAATGCCATAAACGCACTGTTTTTGGTGGTAAGAGCTTTGTTTTCGTTGCTTTTCATGGTATTTTCATCCTTTCATTATTACGAGCCTTGCGAGTAACAAGGTTCTGGGGTACCCACTCCAAATCTTTGATTTGGCAAGTGGGTCAGGTTCTTATTTGCGGGTCGCTTTGCGGACACCCACAGTGGTTTTTTCAAATACATTGACCAGACCATTAAGCCAATCGGGTAATACATCATCGTTTTCTGATATCTGTTCTCTGACAAAAGCCGATAAGCTGTTGGCGTTGACAGTTTCGTAAATCAATCCGCCATAACCCTCGGCACGAAGTGCTTCGAACAAATCCTCTTTGCGGTCGACCATCGCTGCTGCACGTGTGGTATTGGTAAGGCAGAACATAGTGCCGGAGCGGGTGAAATTCTGCGTCTCGGTATCCGTCATTAGCTGAGCCAGTACAGCGTCGACTTCCTCCAGTTCGGCATTAATGTCCTTGAGGCTTTGCTCAATTTCCTTTTTCTCATCGCGCAGGGCTTTAAGCCTATCTGCGAGTTCAAACATTTTTTCTGAATTGTCCATAGTGAAACTCTCCTTCATTAAATAAATGGGTTGCTACCGTAGCGATAATCATCAACCAGCGTCTTGGCGAGGTTTGCCTTGTTCTTCAATGCTTTCAGCACTTTTTCGTCGACTGTACCTTGTGCAGTGAGATAGATGTAAGTACATGGCATACGCTGACCGGCGCGATGAATGCGGGCTTTGCATTGCTCGAAATTCGACATCGAGTAATCCAGAGAATAAAACACCATTGTGCTTGCCGCTGTGAGCGTGATGCCCAATCCCGCAGTCGCCACCTGTCCAACAAATATAGGTACATCGGGGTCATGCTGAAATCTTGCAACATGCTCGTCGCGGTCTTTTACACTGCCTTTGATGAGTGAATAATTGATGCGTTTTTTCTCAAGCATGGCGCAAATGGCATCCAGTTCCGGTACAAAGCGGGCGATAATGACGAGCTTGCGGTTCTCCTCCAACGCCGAATCGATGATATCCTCCAGCACGTCCAGTTTTGCTTTACTAACCTGTTCAGTAGCGCTGCTTTCATCACTGCCAATGAAACCGCCCGTAAGTTGGGACAGACGAAGGAGCTTTGTCAGTACATTTGTGATGGTGACCTCGCCGTCAGACAGCTCGGCATAACTTTCTTTGACAAGACTCTGATACAGTTTCATTGCCTTCGGCTCCAGTTCGACTTTACGGATAATGTCTGTCGTTTCCGGCAGGTCGAGGCAATCCTTTTTTGTTGCACGAAATGCAACAGAGTGCATGCGGCGAGTAAGCTCATCCTCCATGTTCTTTTTCAAAACGGGTGTGTGATTGCCGTAGCCGGTCATGAAAAAGAAGCGATTTCTGAAACTGTAAAAACTCTGTCCGAAGATACGTGGGTCGAGAAACTTGTACTGGCTGAATATGTCGATTGCCTTGTTCGTTACAGGTGTCCCCGTCAATAGCAGTCGGTATTTAGCCACTAATCCTAACCGGTGCATTGCTTTAGAAGCGGCGATATTGTGCGTCTTGATTTTGTGCCCTTCGTCGGCGATGATAAGGTCAGGCTTCCATGCTGCAAGTTCGCGTTCTAACCGCCATGCCGATTCATAGTTCACAACGACTATCTGAAGAGGCTGGCCGGTCATATGCCGGAGAGTATCGAGCTTTTTTTCGCCACTCCCCTTGAGCACAGCAAGCGTGTAATCAAAATCTGCATACGCATCATGTTCGTCTTTCCAAACGCCCGTAACTGAAAGCGGTGATACCACCAGCACCCTACGGATGCGTCCGGTATTATACAAAGCGCCTTCGACCGCTATCGTCGTGAGAGTTTTTCCGGTACCCATTTCCATGAGCAAGGCGGCACCGTACCCCGCTGGCGAATACGTGCTTCCCGGTAAAAGTCCAAGTTTCTTGCAGATAAAATTGAAAGCGTTGATCTGGTGGGCATAGGGCTTTACCTTAATTGGCATTGGCAGCATTGGTGCGTTGTCATTGTTCATTGACTTCATCACCTCCGCCGGGCAGTTCCGTAATGGATACGCACTCGACGCTGTCACCCGGCACGATAACCATCACACGGCGCTTTTCACCTAAGAAGTGCCGAAGTAGTCGCTCGCGCATTGATACACGTCGGCATCTGACGACACCGCCCTCGGTGGGCTTCTTCGAAACGCTGATTTTCAAATTGTGTTTCATTTTTTCTCCGTCCTTTCCGAGGGACGGTGTAGATGTGTCCCTCGGTATACGGAGAAAAGGCGGGTGTTTTATACACCCATTTCTAAAAATGCTTTTTAAATTTTTTCTTTGCGCTTTCGATTGATTTCCACGCAGCGTTTGGAGCGACGTCTTCGATACGGGCAATCTCATTAACCGACAAACCATCAGCAAGCATTAACAGTCGCCGTTTCTGTGTTTCCGAAAGCTTGTCCAGCGCAGTGTTGATCCGAGCGGCGTCTTCTTCGCGTATCAAATCGGTTTCGGGTGTAGTGCCTGTCGCATACTCGAGTCCCTCGTAATCGATAGCGTCGAGCGAATAGCAGTGGTAGCGCTCCTTGCGGGCGAGATTGCTCTCCTCGCGTCGTGATGCTGTTATGTAGTTGCCGATTTCCTCGTTGACTTCAACTTCTGATGTGGTTCCGTCTGCGAATTTCCATTGAATTTTCATGCGTTGTGTCCTTTCCGCCTGTGTGCGGATGAGGGCGACAAGGACACATAAAAAGTCGGTGCTTCGATGTACACCGACCGTTGCGCCTGAAAAATGGGCATGACAAGGCACGGTGGGTACATCCGAGGCTCCGAACACGGCGTTTGCCGTGCTTGGAACTTCCTATGTATCCCGCCGCCTTAATGCGCATCTCAGGCTTTGAGATTTATTTGTTCAGCAAAATGTGTTCATTTTTGCAGTTAATGCGTTTACGAAAGCAAATAAACTATTGACATTTGCGAAAATTTGTCATATAATACCTTTAGTTTGTTGCATCAGCTGTTGCAACCAGCCTTGTATTGCATTTTTCTTCAGATATGAATCATTCTGCTGACAATATAATTGTATTTGATTTTCTGTTTTCACCACGGAACGCAACGGACTGATTCGGACCGATTCGGACTATGGGCAGAGAAAGGAGAGGCACTTGTGAAGCCGGATGAATATTTCAGAATGATGTATCCCTATATTGGACAAGCAAAGCAGCCAGCAGAGTATCTAGATGACCTACTCTGTAATTTTGTCGTGGATGATGCAGACTTCGCCGGAAGCCCTCTGACTGATAAAACTCCAGATTACAAAAATCGCATATATAACGGATCGAAGCCGTTTCCAATATCACTTGCGGCACAGCTTCTCGACACAAGTGACCCTATGTGCTTTTCAGCTTATATAAATGACAGCCTTTCTAACGATCTCGCAGAAAATCTTGAAAAGGAATTAACAGAGCTTGGCATTGATATCCAAGGCGATGATGTCGCCGATAAATGCGCCAAGCTCTTTGTTTCAATTTTGACGGAAACTGCGAGGCGAACAAAAAGAAAAGACACCCCCGCTGGTGTTGCTTCATATGGGAAGCAGAAACTAACAGGGGTGCCAATAGCAACTGTATATGTAAGGGACGGAAAAATTTCAATTAACGGGCAGGTGTTTAACCTACATAAAAAAATAACTCCGCCCGAAGATATTGCCCAAGAGGAAATGCCATACATTAAGGCATTATTTGCTGCTTACGCACAAGCTACAGGTATGGCTTGTGTAACGAAAGATAATTTGTCTACACTTAACGCCAGATATCGCCGTAACTATTCGGATCAGCGTGAAAACTATTATAATGCTGTTCGGGTAGAGCGTTCAGTGCGTGAAATATTCGAGAATGGTGATGTGGAATTTGGCAAGATAAAGGAAGATGCTTACAACGGTATCATTGATGTATGTTGGAATGATTTTGATGACGGTTTTAAACGCCTATTGGCTGTTTTAAATCAGGTGTCACAGATAACGCTAACAAAATCTTTTCTCACGCAAATTAAAGATCTAATAAACAACAGCGAAAAGAAAGGCATTTGCCATATGCTGGTGAATGACGGGAAAATCCAGTGGGTGTTTGACGATGACTGAACTGTTTAACACCCCGTTCGAAACTTCACTCCGCGTTCTTCTGACCCTACGCGTATTTGGAGAAGCTATGACGCTGGACAAAATTGCTGCCGCTGATTTTATGACGATTTATGCTCGTGATTTTAGCCTTGCTGCGTACAACCTGAATGGTGACAACAGCTTAAGTTTTAGTGAAGTAGCGTCAAAGAGAGTACTTGTTGGCAAGGCAATTAAGCAGCTTGTACTTAATAGGCTCGTATCGGCAGTGCAAAACCGAAGCGGCTTTACATACGAAATAACAGCACAAGGAGCGCATATATGTGACGAGCTGACTTCCGACTATACCGATGAGTATATTGTTATGTCTCAAGCGGTTTGCAAGTATATTGAAGGCAAGTCAGAAGTTGAAATTCTCGCAGAAATTAATAAAAGAGCACTTAGCGGAAAGGAGGAGTGAACATGGCAGATTATTATATAAAAAAGCTGATAGTCAAGGGTGCCAATAAAAATGATGCTGTTGCGGAGTTTGACAGAGGGCTTACGATTATATCGGGTCCTTCAAACACAGGAAAAACTACCATCCTTCGTTGCATCGATTATATTTTTGGCAGTGATAATCTTCCGTTTGCGGGTGCCACGGGTTATGATACTATTATGCTTTTTGTCAGCACAGAAGATGGCTCGATTCAATTTACGCGCAAACTGGAATCAAACAAAATCGATGTAGTTAGTTCTGACGATAGAATCGAAAGTGGTACTTATAAAGCCAGAAACGCGACAAAAACTATGGAATCTATCAGCAAGGTTTGGCTTGCTTTAATTGGTATAGAGGATGAACATGACATAATTGCCAACGAAAATTTTAGACCACAACATCTGACATGGCGCACCTTCCTGCCCGTCATCCTAATAAAGGAACGTCAGATAGAACGAGAGAGTTCTATCCTTATGCCAGAAGGCGGTGCAAAAAGCATACAGGGGCGCACAGCTTTCCTCTCATCTTTATTGTTTTTGATATACGGAAACGACTTCTCCAATTTTGATGAGCGCGAAAGCAAAAAAGAACGAGCTATACGAAAAGCAGCAGTAGAAAAGTATATCAATAAAGAGCTTTCCGGAGTTGCAGACCGAAAACAAAGTATCCTTGATATGATTGGTACATTTGACGGGTTGGACGTCCAAAAAGAAATTGATAGTGCAGTTCAGGCATTATCGGATATCGAAGAAAAAATAACAGTCGCGATGTCAAACAGCCAGTCGTTACTCAACAGCATGCTAGCGAAGAAAGAGCGTTTGACAGAATGCCAAATGCTTATATCACGCTACGCCGCACTAAAAACGCAGTACAGCGCAGACATAAAACGGCTTTCATTTATCGTTGACGGCGAAACCGT